GCAATATTTAATTAGGAGAAGTTATGGAACTTCACATTCAAATTGAAAACGGTCAACCAATCAACCACCCTGCTCTTGATAGCAATCTAATTCAAGCGTTTGGTGCAATTCCTGCAAATTGGGAACCTTTCACCCGTGTTGAGAGTCCTACGCTTAACGTGTACCAAACAATGGATTCTGATAGATCTGTCTATAAAAAAGTAGATGGCGTCTGGACTGATGTATGGCCAGTGCGTGAAATGACTACTGAGGAAAAGATAGCTAAACAGGCCGAGGTCCGTGAGGCATTCAATACCCGTGAGCAGGCCGCAAACTGGTCTGCTTGGGTACTAGACGAAGTAACTTGCACTATGCAACCTCCAATCCAACGGCCCGCCCCAGTAGAAGGCAAGATTGTTTTCTGGTCTGGCGCTGATGCTAATTGGAAAGAAGCCCCTAGCCGCCCAGAAGGTGACTATAAGTTTGATTTCTTTGCTTGGCAGTGGGTTGCCGTATGAGCAAAATAACCAAGAAACCAAAAGTTTGTAAAGCTGCCGAGTCAGTGGCGGAAGTTGTATTGCAAACGCAGCTTCAAGTTGCTCACCACTTTCCATGCCCAATTTATATCATTGAGCGTCCTGACTTCTTAGAGGCGGTTAAAGCTGTGTCAGAAGAGGGCTTGATCGAAGCGCGTAAAACACAATCGCTCAATGAAATCTACCCTGTCTATATGACTGGTAACTATTACGCCGACCCGCGTATGAAGCAATTTTCCGAGTTTGTTGGGGCTACGGGTTGGAACATCCTTAATGAGCAGGGCTATGCCATGCAGAATAAGGCTGTATCGTTTACAGAGATGTGGACCCAAGAACATCACAAGCACTCCGCGATGGATGCTCATGTTCACGGCTTTGGCTCACAAATTGTGGGTTTCTACTTCCTTGAAACGCCAGAAGATTGTTCTCGCGTGGTGTTCCATGACCCTCGATCTGCCAAAGTGCAGATTGATTTGCCAGAGCAAGACATGAACATGGCAACTCCTGCCAGCAAGATGATCAACTTCACACCCAAACCCGGTATGATGATCTTTGCTAACTCATGGTTGTCTCACTCGTTTACACGCCATGCTGCTGATCTACCGATTAAGTTTGTGCATTTCAACTTGACGGTTATCCATCAGCCACAAACTGGCGAAGCTCCTCCGGCAGCAGAAGTTATATGAACACGTACCAGATTCGGTTCAACAAATCGAGAGGCCAAGCAGGTCGTGGGTCTATGGATCATGTCTGGCGCGTTTTTGAAAATGGCAAGGAAAAGTTGTTCAAGAACTTGGACATTGCCGTGCCAATCAAAAGCGAGAAAGATGCAAACGGCGTGGACTACAACATTGTCTGCAAAGGCTTCTTGACTATTGACCGTGAAACATCCACCGCCCGCATTACTGCAAAAATTAAACAATTGGAGTCAGCATGAGTACCAAGTACCCCGGCGGGATTATCACCAAAACGTACGTAGCGCCCACACCATCGTCAGCGTCGGGTATCTGGACGCTTGACCAACAAGAACAAGCACAGCAAGCTGGCATATGGCCTTTCGGCGGTCCGTTTAACTACATTGAGGATGTGTTCTCGACTTGGCTTTATACGGGCAATGGAACTTCTCAGACAATTACAAACAATATCAATTTATCCACTAACGGGGGCATGGTTTGGATTAAAAATAGAAACTTAACACCGGGATACGATAATGTTATTTACGATACTGTTCGTGGAACCGGAGTTTCAAAAGCGCTCTACACCGACACAGCAGACGCGCAAAATGCGTATCCAGACTACCAAAACCTTACATCATTTAATTCAAACGGGTTTTCGGTAGGAACAACAGTAAACGCTGTAAACCTGTTAAACACAAACAGCGGTACGTTTGCCTCATGGACATTTCGTGAACAACCTAAGTTCTTTGATGTTGTGACTTATACGGGTGATGGCACGAGTAGTCAAGCTATTTCACATAATCTTGGAAGTACGCCGGGTTGTATTATTATCAAGCCACTTCAAAGTGCATCATTTAACGATTGGCGTGTTTGGCATCGTAGTCTTACATCACAGTCATACCAATTAAAATTAAACACAACCGAGGCCGAGGCCAATGTAGGTAATTTTATTGGTCAAAACAGCACAACATTTACTGTTGGCTTCACAGGTGCTAATCAGTCAGGTATTCAATACATAGCCTACTTATTCGCCCACAACGCAGGAGGCTTTGGCTTAACTGGCACAGACAATGTGATTAGCTGTGGGTCAGTATTAGGTGGTGCTGAAGCAAACCTTGGCTTTGAGCCTCAGTGGGTTTTGGCAAAAGCAAGCGGCTTGGCATCAAACTGGTTCATCTTGGACACCATGCGTGGTTTTACAGCCGATACGGTTGGTTCTGCCCAAGTGTTAAGACCAAACGAAAGCAGTGCCGAAAGCACAAACAACCGTGGTTATCTGACTAGCACTGGCTTTGTTATTAAAGAAGTAAACGGCGAACCCTACATCTACATAGCCATACGCCGTGGCCCGATGAAAGTGCCTACTGATGCGACTAAGGTGTTTAGTCCTAATTATTTTTCAACAGGCACGTCAAGCCCGATAGTTACTAACTTCCCAGTAGATTTGCAAATGTATGCATATCCTCCGGGAGAGGCTAGTATTAACACCGTTTTTGTAGATCGTTTAAGAGGTGTATCTACAACAACAACAACGGGGGGGCCGCGTCTTATTACATCAGGTACTGCGGCAGAGTCGGCAGCTGCATCTTCACTTGGCTGGAGTAACACGGGGTTTAGCCGGTCTCCGTCTTTTGGGCCTAGCGATGCTCAGTTATATTTAAACTTCAGACGCGCCCCATCATTCTTTGATGAGGTTTGCTATACAGGGACGGGTGTTAATAGAACAGTAACTCATAACTTGGCAGCAGTGCCTGAGTTGATGATTGTTAAAGGCAGAAGTATTGCAGAAAGGTGGTCGGTTTACTCTGCGCCTACAACCGCAACAGCATTCTTAATACTAGATGGCACAAATGCTGCAATAACAAATAACTTCTTTTGGAACGATACTGCGCCAACAAGTTCTGTATTTACTGTGGGAACACAAGCACGTGTTAATAATTCTGGTGATACCTATGTGGCGTACCTATTCGCAACCTGCGCTGGTGTTTCCAAAGTATTTTCGTTTACAGGAAACGGAACAACCCAGACAATCAATTGTGGATTTGCAGGCGGAGCAAGATTTGTTTTGCTAAAAGCAACTAGCACAACAGGTGGTTGGTATGTGTACGATACTGCCCGTGGCATGACAACATTGACAGACCCATATTTGTTTTTAAATAGTACAGCCGCAGAATCTGCCACACTTGGCTCTGTCACAACAGTAACAACAGGTTTTGCAGTAAACGAATCTGTTTTGGCTGGCGTAAACACTAATGGAGTAAGTTACATAGGACTTGCAATTGCATGATGGAATACATCTACATCATTGAAAACAAGAACACTGACAAGTTCTATATTGGCAGGACTAACGACCCTGCTGCGCGTAAGCGTGGACACTTGTCTGATTTGCGTAGAGGTATTCACGGAAACCCAAGATTGCAAGCGTCTTTTAACAAGCATGGTGAAGGCGCGTTTGAATTTAAAGTTGTAGATTCTGCTTTTTCTGACTGCATTCATGCAAAAGAAGCTGAGTGGTTTTCGGCTTTTGACCAAAACAAAAATCACCTTTACAACTGCCATTTTGAGACTTTTGGTGGGCCAAAGATTTTTAAGCCACACACACCAGAATCCGCAGCTAAGATTTCTGAAGCCATCAAAAACGGCACACGCAAATATATCTTTGACATTCTTGATGAAAGATATGCTGGCGCATCAATCAGAAGCCTTGCAAAGAAGCATGAAGTGGGGGCAAACACTTTGCTGGAGTACACGCCAGAGTGGGAGCAATTGAGGGGTTTAACCATGCCTAAAAGCGTTCAATGTGAACAGACAAAACAGCGTGTTGAATTGTTTATAGCTGCCTTTGAGTGTTTTGGGCATGATGCATTGAGAAGTCTAAAAAACTTTAAGCTAACAAGAAAATCTCTTAAAAAGTACTTGCCTAAATTTGGCATGGACTTCAAACAAGTGCTAATCCGACCATAAGGAAACATCATGGAAATCAGAATCAGAACATCAGGTCAGTTAATGACCTCACAGGAATTCAACCGAGTTATCTGTTCACTGCCAATCACACCAGAAGTGTTAGACCAACACAACGCTGATGCTGTTTTGGAAGGCCCACAAGCCACAGGCGGGACACGCTATCAGTACTCTATGCGTGACGGCGTGACCAACATTGATGGCAAGTGGTACACCAACTACATCCTTGGCCCAGTCTTCACAGACACGCCCGCCACTGACGATACCCCTGCCAAGACAGCGGCTGAGAATGAAGCTGCATACAAGGCCATGAAAGACGCAGAGCAAGCCAAGTCTGTACG